GCCTTCGATAAACTCTGGCCAAACATATTTGACAAAACTCAAAAAGTCTTTTTTAATTATTGGTTTGGCGTTATCTAGTGCTACACTCTTTTCTAGTTCCAAAAGTCGTGCTTTCTCTTCTGGAGTCAATCCTGAAAAATTTTCCATAAAATTTTTTATAATAAATTTTTTATACCCTATTTTTCAAATGTTGGCTATAAGAGTCTAAATCTTACATATATGTACATACTTGGGACCCCTTCTGTGTGCTTAGGGTGGGCCCTCCCAAAGTTTCCAAGCAAAAAATCAAGATGTTGTGGTACCTCTATTGAGGTACACTATGCAATAATTGCAATGCAGTTTATGCATACCCTTATGGGATTTTGTGGGTCAGGGGATTTCTGCATCTCACCCCCTAACCCAACGAGATAATTAGAATGGCATTTCGTCCTGTTCTAATTCTTCTTGTTTCACTTCTTCTGTTAATACTAATGGTTTATCAACCATTGAGAAATTAACTTCTTGTAAGTGATACGAAGTATTTTTTCTGTCCTCGTTCAATGTATCAAGAGCCAACAACTTTTTAACTGCAGTTGTCAAATCATAAACATTGTTTGAATGGATAGTATAATTATCGTGAGTAAAAGAATATTTTTTCTTCTCAACGATAAAAAACATTTTTTCGTTTATTTCTTTTTTCATATTATATTACTCCAAGTATGGTTAAAATTATGTAGCCATAAAGTAATACGGCTACATTGATAAAAGCAACTGCCCAACTCATAGTTTGATACTCCAACTATCTGAAGCAGTTCTATATCCATCTGCGTCAACATCAAAATAAGTCATCAACATTCGACCTGCTTTAGATGTCCAATATCTACACTTATCTGTCCAAAGTGCATTTCTTGTTATTGTTTTCTTATCACTTGCTGAATAGTAAGTAATAACAAAAGGTTTATTATTTATCATTTTATCTCGTCTTTCTATAAGCTATTTGCTTATGGGATTAGACTACACTAATCCCATAATTAATCAACACTTTAATTCAAGTTATCCGAATTAGTTTGTTGTTGTTGCATATATGCAACACGTTCAGCAATCTTTTGTTCTCTAGTTTTTTCAGTATTTTTCATACCTTTTATTCTTTCAGCTAGATTTTTCGGATTGTAAATAACAAGTCCTGTACTATTGGTTCTAATAATTTCTGCGTCAGTAATATTCAAACCAAGTTCAGTTGCTAGTTCGATTGCTTCATCAAGATATTTATAGCCTTTTAATCCTATCTTGATTTCTTTCATTTGTGTTAAAACACTTTCAATCCATTTATGGTGTGCCATAACAAATTGAGATTTTTGTTGTTTCCAAGTTATTAAAAACTTGAATTCATCTTCGGAACAAGCAATAGACCTATCTCGACAATAATCTCGACCAATTAAATCAAGTTGGTATTTTTCATTCCACTCTTTACCATATTTGGTTTCATTATTTCTTCCACCACTCAATCCAAGATAACTATTGTTGTTGTCAACAAACTTTCTTTTGTGTGGGTTGTCGTCTTTATTAGCTTGTTCAATTAAGATATCTGCGTTGCAATCTTCTTGTGCATTTATCTCATCTCTAAATAAAGCAAAACCATATTCTTGATTATTATTATTAAATGATGAATTGCTATCAGTATCAATGTCGCCATTTAAACGAAAATCAAAATGTTTTTCTATTGGTACATTTTCTTCAACTACAACATTATTATTGTAGTCAGTTTTTTCTTTTGTTCCAAGATAATGAAAATGGAAACAACTATCTTTTGCAATCGTTGAAACATTTTCAAACTTGTTTTGAAGATAGTATGCTTTTTCAACATCATCTTCGGTGTAGTGTCGTCTGACAATTTTTTCGGCAACAGACCAAGCCATATCATTGATATCAACTTGTTCGCCTTTTAACTTGTCATACTTTCTTTTTTCTTGGGTATCTTCTTGTTCAAGATGTACTCTCATTCGATTAGCAATCTTGTTTCGATACTCGTTGTTTAGTCTTATTCTAGCCATTTGTCCTCGCTTTCTTTTTGTTATTGGTTAATAGCATAAAAAAGTTTTAAACTATTCTTGACAATATGTCAATGGGATATTATATTAAAATCTGTTATTTAAAAAAACTTAACAACAATCAACGCATTGGGTTGAAAGGTAGTTCTAGTGTAGAATATTCAACCCAAGCAGAAAGGACAGAAAATGGCATTAAAATATTGCCAAAGTCGTAAGTGTCATACTTACGACACAAAGGACAGGAAACGAGGTAGCAAAGGCAGCCGAGTTAATCAAACAAGAAGAAGATCAGATTTCTATTATGGTGGTGGAAATTTTTGCTCAATGAATTGTTATAATGATTGGGCAGAAGAATTTATGAATAGAGCCATAGATAGTATTTCTGGAAGATTACACGAACCATTAACATTGACAGAAGAAAATGCGTGGCGACGAGTTTGGAACCGAAACTATTGGGACGACAATACTGTGCCACAATATATTGAAAGAAATATGATTTCTGGTCAAGAAAGACCTTGCCAAGATAACTAGTTTCATCTGTCCTTGATGAATCAACCCTAGATTGTGTACAAGACAATCTAGGGTTGAATTTTTTTGTTTTTTTTTTTGGGTGGGCCCGCCCATAGTTTACAAGCTTCAAGCGGGTGGGCCCGCCCAGTATCTGCAAGCCTGCAAGCTGTCAAGAAAATTATTTTTATTTTTATCTTGTAGGATAAACTGGGACCTGCTATACCTGCTGTAGAGAGGAATATTATGGAAACAAAAATAACAGAAAGCACATCACCTAATTACAACGGTCCAACGGACCCGGATAATGATTTTATGTGCGCAACACAATTACAGCGTATAGCAGACTCCCTGGCGGAGATTCTAAAGCTGGTAAAACAAGACCTGGAAAGAACAAAAAAGTTAAATGACTAACAAAATTTCAGACGCTCGCGCCCCAATAGCTATGGGCTGGGTTACCCTAGAGAGACGAGCGCCTGGATACTCAGGCCGCGCCGCCGCCGCTAGATCACAGAGACTCTGGCGGCCTGGGGCTCAAGCTCTCAAGCTTGACAGGTTACAAGCTACAGAGTATAAGATTTTATAGGAGAAAAATATTATGTTAAAGAAAGAAGCAAGACAAATAACCGGCGGGCTGTCGAAGCCGTCGAAGATGCCAGGACCAGCGCACAACCTGCCGGCTGTGGCATGTAAGACTGGCGCCAAGCTGGTGAAGATACCAGGCAGCGTCTGCGCTGGCTGTTATGCCCTGAAGGGGCGCTATAGATTTAAGAATGTACAAGCGGCGCTAAGTCGAAGGCTGCAAGCTCTAGAAGATCCGCGATGGGTCGACGCCATGACGGTGTTGATCACAGGTGAGAAATACTTCAGATGGCATGACTCAGGAGATATTCAAAGTCTCAAGCATTTAGAAAATATATTCGAAGTGTGCAAGCGTACACCAGGGACCAGTCACTGGATGCCAACACGAGAAGCGCAATTTTTAAAAGATATTGATCCGGACAAAGTTCCGCCAAATTTAATAATTAGAATGAGTTCACACATGATAAACCAGGGACCAGTAAAACAATGGCCGTGGACGTCAACTGTTACAGCTGGAGGCGGCAGGACGTGCCCGGCACCAGATCAGGGGAACGAGTGCGGCAGCTGTCGCGCATGCTGGGACAGGTCAATTCCGAATGTCTGTTATGGTAAACACTAATATGGAATTTAAACACCCAAAATATTATGCAGAGCTCAGGCGTCAAGCCAGGCTGCAAGCTGGCAAGCCTACAAGCTCTCAAGCTGGAGGCGGCAAGCATCCCAACCAACGCTCAAGGGTTCAAGCTTCAAGCCAGAGTCTACAAGCTCCAGGATCCGATGACCAGGGTACAAGCGCACAAGCCCAAGTTTCGGGGCGCAAGCAACAAGGATAAAGGTATTGTGTGGATGCTTCACGTGAAAGCTAATTTGGTGGGGTGAGAAGCGTACTCGGTAAGCAGAAGTAAACTTTAATTCCAATGTAAAAAAGTGCTCATTAGGAGTATAGCCCAATAGATCGGGAGTGCCCAATAAACTACGGTTTTCAAGTCTATTCCAAGATATTTTTGGTACTTTTCTTTTAAGTTCATTATATAATTTAGCCTCTGGTTTCAGGTTGCTGACCTCGGACTAAACTACTTTGATTACTTTACCCATATCTCGTTTCGATTTTTCACAAAGAAATACTAACCTATGTGTTTCTCTACTACCAATAATTTTATTTTCAAGAAGTTTTACACCAGTTAGATCATAAAATTCTCCATTGGGTAATAGCACTTGACACCTAGAATCTTGTACTACTGGAGATTTAAAGAACTTCTCTAATGCTTTCTGTAACGCTCTACCTAATACCATAAGTGGGTTGATATATATCCCATATGCATATATATTGCAAGTATGAGTCAAGAATTAGTTAAAAAACAGGCAACAAATATTGAAGAGTCTGATGGTCTTACTACAATGCAGAGAAGATTTTGTGATTATCTAATCTTTAATGAGGGTAGGACTACACACCAAGATGCTGCACTCAAAGCTGGATACGCTGAAGTAGGCGCTAAACAAGAAGCTTACAGACTGTTGAAGAACCCTAAGATTCAAACATATATTGCAAAAAGGTCTGGCGAAGTTAATAGAGGATTTGCTGTTACCAAACACAACTATGTTCGAAGACAGCAAGTGTTATCACAGAAGCTAGTAGATGATGGTAAGATAGACAAAGCTCTAGGGTTTGAAACTCTTATCGGTAAAGCAACAGGACAATTTAGTGAAACTAATTACAATGTAAATATTAATGCAACTGATTTAAAAGAAAGAGAAGCTGAAATAAAAAGACTCAAAGAACTAAACCAACAAAGAATTACAGATACTAAACTTATTAAAGAGTAACCTTTTCCATTTTAATTATACATCCTTTTGGAAATACATTACGGTCTGAAAACAACTCATCATCTTTTTCATAAGTACCAAACGTCCATACATATTTATTATTCTTTTCAAATAGATATGCATGAGTTATCATCACAGAAGGTATTAAACCTAACGAGTCATGCCAAGTAGCATGCCCGGAATCTCCCGTCGGATCGGCCCAGGTGATCTCATAGAAATAATATCTTTTCTTTTTAATAACAACAGATTTATATTTAGATTTCTTAGGACTTCTCATCAGAATTTGTATACCCCTTTTTGTATAAGTAATAAATAAATATAAAAAAACATACGCGCGACCCCCTATTTCGTTGGTATTACTAGCTTTTTTAACAATTGTACCAATTGTACCTCATTGTACCAAGCACCTTTGGTACAAATTTGAG